GCCCCCATTTATCGCACTTTCACTATCGAGGAATCTTCGGCAATTCACAATATCGAAATCGACGGAGATTTCGTAGAAGTTATCTTTCAGTCAAATCACGAAAAAGCTTACCTTTTCAAATCTACATCTCGCTACGTTCTACACTTATCTGAAATTATCAAATCTCCAGATTTTCTCGGTTTTTCTCTCGGTTCAGTTATCGCAAAAGCCAGAAAAGTAGGAGATCTTCAATATATCGAAGAAGGCGGATACTGAGATTTTCGCTAACACCAAGGGGGGCAAATATGCCCCCTTTTTTATTGTTTACATTTAGTGAGTTTGTTATTCTTTACACTTAGCATTCACTGTTTATTAGTAATACATAGCATATACTGATTATTACTAATTCCAATTAATTACAATTAGAAAGTATTAATAATAAAAACACATATAGAGATTAATTCTAATTAACAACTAATCACAATTGTTCAATATTAATAATACATAGCATTCACTGTTTATTAGTAATACTTAGTATATGCAAGTTAATTCTAATTAACAATTAATCACGATTGCAAAGTATTAATAATACATAGCATATACTAATTAATTCTAATTAACAATTAATCACGTTTGCAAAGTATTATTAATACTTAACATATGCAAGTTAATTATAATTAACAATTAATTACGATTGCAAAGTATTATTAATACATAGCATTCACTGTTTATTAATAATACATAGCATATACAGATTAATTAGAATTAACAACTAATCATAATTACAAAGTATTATTAATACATAGCATATACTGATTAATTCTAATCAACAATTAATTACGATTGCTCAATATTATTAATACATAGCATATAGTGATTAATTAGAATTAACAACTAATCGTAAATACTCAATATTATTAATACATTGATATTTGTAGAGTATTAATAATATTGAGTATTTACGATTGCAAAGTATTAATAATACATTGATACTTACATAGTATTATTAATAACAATTAATTACGATTGCAATGTATTAATAATACATTGATATTTGTAGAGTATTAATAATATTGAGTATTTACGATTGCAATGTATTATTAATACTTTGATATTTGTAGAGTATTAATAATACATTGATATTTGCAAAGTATTAATAATACTTTCTAATTATAATTACAGATTAATTATAATTAACAACTATTTACGATTTTTCAATATTATTAATACATTGATATTTGCAAAGTATTAATAATATTGAAAAATTATAATTACACGATAATTATAATTAACAATTAATTACGATTGCAAAGTAATTATAATTAACAATTAATTACGATTGCAAAGTAATTATAATTAACAGTTAATCGTAATCGTTCGTTAATTATAATTAACGTTAAGCGTTCCCCAAAAAAGTACCTTCTTTCTAAGCTATAAACGTTTCCCAGAGCCCTCTAAATATTAAGAGGAAATCCAAAAGTCAAAACCTTGGATTTAAAAAAAAATTTCCCAGAAAATTTTTACCCAAAAAAGTCGCCATGAAACAGAGAGTAACTTACAAGACCAAAGATGGTTCATTAAGAGAGCAAGTATTTGATGATTTCAATGAATTTGCCGATCTTATTCAAGATGCCGCCATGGATTATTATAGTGGTGGGCAACCTGAGATGAGTGTAGAGACAATGTATCAGAACATGACCAATAAGGAGAAAGTAACAAATAATGAACCAAGAGTTGAATTGCTTGATTGAGAGAATTGAGAGATTAGAGGCGTCCCTCTACAATCTCAGATTAATGTACAGACCTCCTGGACAGGAGGAGTATGTAAGTATAACTGAATATTTAGATAAAGTAGAAGAGAGAATAAAAAAAATAGAAAATCATGAGTAAAGGGGTTGCGATATTTACAGGGAATGATAGTGGTGGTAGTGGAGTATGTAACACTTCACCAGCGCCATTAAGTCCACCAAGTTTTCGGAATGTTTTTGTAAATGGTCAAGTGATCATGGTGAATGGAGATACGCTCTCAGTGGCCCCTGGAACGACCTCTACGGGCGGTCCATGCAGTTCTACGAGGGTAGTACAGGCAAGCAGGAATATTTTCGTAGGAGGGCAAGCAATCGCAGCTATAGGGGACAGTTTAAATAGTGTCACAGGTATTACGATACCCACTGGATCTTCGAATGTTTTTGTGGTATAATAGGTAGGTAATCAACCGAGAGGTCTTATGGCAAAGCGTCCGTCTTTTACTAGTTCGCAGATGATCGAATCCAAGCCCAAGAAAACCCGACAGGGTACTGGGGCGCACACGAAGTATGCTGCCACGAGTCGTAATGGTGCTCGTAAGCGTTATCGTGGTCAAGGTAAAGGCTGATAGATTAGCGATCCTTCGGGGTCGCTTTTTTTATGTGTGTAAATAGTTTTTGAGTGTGTCTCTGAAAGCAGGGATAGCAACCCCTTAAAAAGTTCTGTTCAACCTATATGGAGAAAACAGATGGCTAATGTTGATAAAAGTAAAGAGTTTATTCAATCGGGTATGACTCTGATATCGGAACAAGCGAGTGATCGTTTATTGAAAAAAGTTGGATACAAAGTACCAGAAGATCGATATAGTAGACCATGTGGAGGTGCGGGTGGATTTGATGATTTTGTAGAGAGGTGGCATGAGTGACTATAAATAATAGCAAACGTTTTTGTCTACTGTGCCACAGTTTCAAACATTTAAAGATTTAAATGTAACATTCAAGTCTCATCCAATTACTGGTGATTTACTATCAGTAAAGGATGAGACTTCTATTAAGCAATCAATTGTAAATTTATTATTAACAAATAGAGGGGAGAGATTATTTAATCCCGATCTTGGATGTGGAATTGTGGGATTATTATTTGAGCCATTAGATTATGGGGTTGCATCATTATTAAATTCAGAAATCACAAATGTATTAAGTGAGTATGAGCCAAGGATCAATATTTTATCTTTAAATGTATTACCAAATTTTGATCAGAATGGATTTGATGTAGGATTAGAATTTGAAATTATTGGTAGAGAAGACGTACCTATTAACGTAGAATTCTTTTTAGAGAGAACTCGATAAATGCCATATACACAAGTATCAAATTTAGATTTTAGTGATATAAAAACCGCTCTTAAGGAATACTTAAGATCACAATCAGATTTTACTGATTATGATTTTGATGGTTCTGCTTGGAGTATATTACTTGATGTATTAGCATATAATACGTATTACACAGCATTCAACACCAATATGGTAGTGAATGAGTTATTTTTAGATTCTGCTACATTAAGAGATAATGTAGTTGCTATTGCGAAGCAGTTAGGATATGTACCAAAATCTTATACTGCTCCTGTAGCTCGTATTAATTTTCAAGTTAATTATGTTGGTAGTGGTAGTTTACCAAAAACAGCTATTTTAAATCCAGGATCAGCATTTACGACAATATTTGATTCATCATTGTATCAATATTCTATATTAGATACGATTACTTCTCCAATTATAAATGGTGTTGCTAGTTTTGAGAATGTTCCCATTTACGAAGGATCATTAGTAAAAAATTATTACACAGTAAATACTGCATTAAAATCTCAACGTTTTATTATTAATAATAGAGGATTAGATACTAGTTCAATAAGAGTAAGAGTATATCAATCCCAAAATTCTTCATATTATGAAATTTATGATTTTGCGAATAATATTTTAAATATAGATCCACAATCTAAGGTTTATTTTTTAAATGAGATTGAAGATGAAAATTATGAGCTTATTTTTGGAGATGGAATACTTGGCAAAAAGCTAGAGAATAATCAATATGTAGAAATTTCTTATTTGGTAACAAATGGAGAAACTACGAATGGGGCAAAAACTTTTGTATTTAATGGTATTATCACAAATAATGATAATATTGTAGGTTCTAATATCACTGTAAATGTAGTTTCAACCACCCCATCATATGGTGGCTCTAATATAGAGGATGTTGGTAGCATTAAAAAGAATGCTCCAATGTTTTATAGTTCACAAAATAGAGCGGTAACTTCTTCTGATTATAGTGCTATCATTAGAAAAATATATCCACAAATTTCTGATATCATTGTTTATGGGGGAGAAAATGCAAGACCTCCAGAATATGGTAAAGTAAAGATAGCAATTAAGCCAAAAAATTCTGCTTTATTATCAACATTAACAAAAAATCAAATTTTAACTAATTTACAACCATATATGGTTGGATCTGTGAGTGCAGATATTATAGATCCATCAATTCTTTATATTGAACTCAATAGTGATATTTTTTATGATCGTAATAAGACAAATCAAGCTCCATTAGAAATTAAATCAAAAGTAATTTCTACAGTAGAAAAATATATCAACTCTTCTGAGATTGAAAAATTCAATAGTAAATTTAGATATAGTAAATTGATGAGTGCTATTGATCAAGCAGATCGATCAATTAATTCAAATAGAACGGAGATAATATTAAGGAAAGATTTTTATCCACAGATAAATTCTAAATTTTATTATGAGATTTGTTATCAAAACAAATTTGATCATAACAGTGATGGTCCTACCATTAATTCTACTGGATTTGTAGTATCAGAATATCCACAATACACAGTATTTTTACAAAATATCGATAAAAATGTTGTGCTATATAGAATAGATAATGAGACCAATGAAAAAATTATTTTAAATGCATCCGTTGGTGAAGTTAATTTTGAAGACGGTGAAGTAATGCTGTATGATTTAACTATAATTAAAGGATCATTTGCTGATAATTTAATAGAGTTGAGAGCAAAGCCAGCATTTAATGATATAAACGCAGTGAGAGAAGTGTATTTAGATATTGATATATCAAAAAGTAAATTTACTACTTATGCAGAGTAGAATAAATGAATATTACAAAAAAATCCATTTCAACTTTAGTTGAATCCCAGTTACCAGATTTTATAGTAAATGATTATAATAATTTTTCTACTTTCTTAGAAAAATATTATGATCATTTGGAGTCTCAAGGAAATCCATTAGATATTATTAATAATATCACAAAATATACTAATATTGATTTTTACGAGAAAGATTTATTAAATCAAACTACAAAAACAACACAATCTATTGATAATTTACAGACAACCATCAATGTTGTTGATGCTAGCTCATTTCCAAAGAATAATGGGTATATTTTAATTGATGATGAAATTTGTTTTTACAAAGAAAGAAATAATAATACTTTCTTTGAGGTAACTAGAGGAGTAAGTGGAAATATTGTTTTAGGAGATTTATATAATAAATCATCATTTGTTACTACTTTATCAGATAACCATTATGCTGGAAGTACAGTATTAAATGTTAGTAATTTATTTTTATATGCTCTAATAAGAAATTTTGAAGTTCAGTATTTAAACGGTATACCAGAAAAATATTTAAAGCCAGAATTAGATAAAAAATTTCTAATCAAAAATATTGGAGATTTTTATAGATCAAAAGGAACAAAAAATTCCATAAAATTTATTTTCAATTCAATAGTATCACAGGATCCTACTGAAAAAGTTGATGTTTATAATCCAAAGGATTACACTTTAAAATCTTCAGTTTCTGATTGGACAACAAAGAATTCAATCAAAATAAATTTAATTTCTGGAAATATTAATAAGTTAATTGGTGAAAAAATAATTCAATCATCATCAGATCATTATGCATCTGCTGTAGTAGAAAATATAATTTATTCTGGTAGTAATAATGAATATGAACTAATACTAGCGCCAAATTCAATAATTGGCAATTTTAAAGTAATATCAAGAACACTTTTAAAATCTCCTATCAATGTTAATGATTCTGTTGGTTCTAGAGTAACTGTAGAATCAACTTTTTCTTGGCCGAATTCTGGAAAATTTTTAGTAAATTCTGAAATAATTTCATATTCAGACAAAAATGTAAATCAATTTGTAATAGAATCTAGAAATTCTCCAAATACTAATCATTCAGTAAATACACCAATTTATAGTTT